CCATGTATTGGTTGTGCCATTAGAAGATGGTCCTAATCCAAAATGCGCCTTATTTGTTAAGGAAACGACCAAAGTTAAAGATATTGATTTCGCAGACCTACTATAAATGGCTAAAACCATATTAATTTTTGGATTACCAGGGAGCGGAAAAACGACGCTAGCCACAGAATTATGCAAGCTAATAGATGCCGATTGGTATAATGCTGATGTAATACGGAAACAAGCAGACGATTGGGATTTTTCAGATGAAGGAAGATTACGTCAATGTAACCGTATGAGGTCGTTGTGTGCAGAGAGTAATAAATCAGAACGCCATGCGGTAGCAGATTTTGTATGCCCACGTAATGAGTATAGGGCTATTTTTAAACCTGATATGACGATATGGATGAATACGATAGCAGAAGGCCGCTTTGAAGATACTAATCAAATATTTGAAGATCCTATCGGTCTTAGAATTCATAAAGGTGATTTTATGATTGACAAGGGATCGTGGTGGACAGAAGATTGCACAAAAATATGGGCGAAATTAATCGCATCAAAGGTAAATAAATGGTAACGAAAATCTCACTCGATAAAGATAATAGAATGATCAGAATAGGTTTTGGGAAGAACGACGGAAGATGGTTTTTCAGAATTGATTTTTGGTTCGTAGGTTACAGGATAACAAAATAATGGCTAAGGAAAAAGCACCGAAGAAGACCCCCGCGATCCCCGTGAAAGATATAATGTATGCGATTGACAAAAAAGACAAATCGTATTATAATACATTAACCGCTGAACAGAAGAAAGCGTTTAGTGCTTGGATGATGATGCGTTATGCTAGTTCAGTGCAAGGTAGTTCTAAACTAAAAGCTCAATATATTTATATGGTGAACGAATTAGTTAATAAGCATTTTTCAGATATATCTGGTCACCCTGAATTACAGTGGTTACTTTTGAGTATTTGTGGCGATGGGAGTGTGCAGTTTCATCCATACCTAAAACCACCCACTGCTAGGAAGAAGAAAGATAAAGTAAGTGAATTTATAAGTAATTTATATCCACTATATAAGATGGATGAAATAGAGATGATATTAAAAATAAATACACAGGACGAGCTAAAGCAACTTGCAGCAGATAACGGACTATCTGATAAAGAAATTAAAGAGATATTCGGAAAATGAAACTCGAATCTATTTATAAACCAACAACAGCATTATATAAATGTTATACTATATTCAATTGGCACCAGTGTTGTAGATGTAAAAAAGATTTTAGACGTGAGCACGGCTACCGCGCATTAACTGGGCCGTATTATGGAGGGGCAGGAACCTGGCGATACGTTTGCGGCACATGCGGCCCAAATATCGAAACAGCAGATATAGTCTTTACTAGTTCACCATGGATACCAGCCCGCCCGCTGATGCCACCACCACAACGACCTAAAAAGGCATAGAAATGAAAACATATACCTTACCATCCGGACTAGCATCATATACTGATCATGGACCGAATAATAAAGATTATGTATACCCACAGAAACGAAAAGATTTAGAAGCATCACTACTGGAGTCCTTAGAATTATTATCAACCCTTACGGAACAGCTTAATGATTCCCAAATTCTCAGAAATGAAGAAAGATTTAGAAACTAACAAGTGCAAATGGTGCGAAAAGTCATTTCAATCTGAACGCACTATGTCGATACATATGTGCCCTAAGAAGAGACGCTGGGCTGACAAAGATATGATTCATATCCAGTTAGGCTATCGAGTCTTTCAAAAGTTCTACGAAGTAAATACCGCATCAAGCACACCAAAGTCAATAGAAGATTTCATTCGCAGCAATTATTATGAAGGTTTTGTTAAATTTGGAAGATCATGTGTGCGTAATGAATACCTAGAACCTGAAATGTTTGCAGGATGGCTGATCAAAGAAGGCAAAAAATTAGCAGATTGGTACAAGGACGCACTTTATGATGAATTTTTAATTGGTTACGTTAGGAAGGAATCGGGTATCCGTGCATTAGAGCGTGGGGTTCTTTACTTAGCAGAATGGGAAGAAGAAACAGGAAACCCATGGCATACTTATTTTACAAACGTTACTACGCCTAGAGCAATTCACGATATTCGCGCAGCAAAAATATCACCGTGGTTGCTTTATTTAAGTGAAACCGGTGACCAATTACTAACAAGGTTAGGTGACGAACAGGTTAAAATGATTGAGCATGTTATTGATGCTCCTTTTTGGATGGCATTATTTAAAAAGAATAAAGACGCAGTAAAGGAAGTTAGGACAATTTGTTCAGCAGCAGGGCTATAAATGAAGATTAATTTTGACGTCGATATAGATATGGCAGACCGTGATGCTTTTTTAAAATTAATAGATCACACACCAGCTAGTATTGAGAAAGACGGGAAACGAACAAAACATAATTCCGGAGTATATTTTCAAAATATTCCGTTCTTTCCTATGGATGGGTTTAGTAGTATTGACTATAAGAGTGCAGCTGATAGTGGCTGGTTTAAGGCAGACTTTCTTAATAATAATGTATATAAGGATATTAAGGATGACGCGCAATTAGATAGACTACTTAACACAGAACCATTATGGGGTCTGTTATCACACAAAGAAGTAGTTGAACAACTCTACCATATTAACTCACATTACGATATCATTAATCAATATATGCCTAAAAGTATTGAAGAATTGGCAATGGTGTTAGCATTGATACGCCCAGGGAAGCGACATTTAATTGGAAAGAGTTTTGATGAAATAAAGGAAGAGATTTGGCTACCGACAACTGATGGTAGTTATTACTTCAAAAAAAGTCATAGTATTGCTTACTCAGCAGTAATCGTTGTGCAGTTAAATTTAATGACTGAGCAGGCTTAATCTACTCTGCGAATTAATTGAAATCCCCTACGTTTAATTCGCTTCTTCAGCATGTCTTGCATGGTTGTCATTGGGCCAAAAACGTGCTCTACGTTTTTCATCATGAATGTTGATTGGAATGGTTTAAAGATTTGCATTTCGAGGTGTAAAAATATATCAATGGGCATAAGTCTATTACTTTCATTCCACCACAAATCACCAAGTATAATGAGCTCTTCTCTCAATTCAGAGGTTGGTATCTTTTCTAAATCATAAAACGTGAGCATCGTTTTATCATAATTTATAACTATACCGTAATGGGTGATATCACTATAAACAAGGCCTGTAATGAATGGGAATTTTTCTTGATCTATTTCATGCATATCGTTATTTATAGCCGGCCGTATCTTTAGTGGTTACTTTTATGGCCGAATCTGCTAAATAGTAGTATGTACGGTGATACCAGATTATATTTGTATGACAATATTGTGGAACTTGTAGTCACCGCAAACAGCCTAAGTGTGAGCAATTTACCCATGAATCATAGAAGACTATATGCCCACAAGGGCTTAACCAATACTATTATATTCAATATACGCAACCGAGATAGAAAGCTTCAGGGCATTTTTACTGACGTATTAACAGCATATTTTATTAACCCAACTACTAAACGACGATTATTTACTAAGGTATTAGACAATACAAGTGAGGTAGGTATATCAAAATTAACATTAGATGTGGGTGATTTACAAAATATCGATCCTGGACTGTATCGTATGTATATTTCACGCACTGCGGTTGACGGTGGTGAATCCCCAGTATACACTAATCAAGACAATGGAGTGGTATTTGACATTACTATATCAGAACAAGCGCAATACGAGCCCGTTGCTACCCAGGAAAATAGTGCATTCACGACCACTACAACAAATGTATACGCATCGTCTGCATTATTTGGAAATCTTGATCGTAATTTTACAAACGCACAACATACTCTTGGCATATACACTGACACCTACACTGGCAATATTGTTATTCAAGGCAGTTGTATTGAAGGCACACCCGATTCTGACGATACCAGTTCAGATTGGTTTACAATTGAAACAATACCTTTAGCGAACGTAAGTGGGATACTCAATCGCACCTTCCAAATGAATTTAAATTGGGTCCGTATTCTTGATTACCACACGGATGGCAACAGCAGCGTCACAAAGTTTCTTCTCAGAAATTAATTGACAAAATTTTAATTCGCTGCTATAATAGCGAATGTCTATAGATTCTATAATCAACCTAGCGCACGGATTGTTATTAAATAACCTCCCTGTTAAAACAAAGCACACCC